TTGATTTATAGCTAATTTCTAACATTGATAAATCATTTTCTAAATATCCGATTTCAGTAGTTAAAACACGTTCTACTTCGTTTATAAATGGTTGCTCTTTATCGATTGTAATATTATAACCAACTTGTAACGCTTCTATAAAATCGTTGCGCATTTGCTCTGTAGTTTGATTGTAAAAATAGAAATGTAGCGATTGTTTTAACGTTGCTATTTTATAATTTAACTTTGCTATTTCAGTTGTAGTTTCTAAATATTGTTTTGCCTCAGCGTTGTCCGACTTAATGAAAAACTCATCGTAGATACTAATAAAAATATCTTCTAAACCTTGTTCTTTTGGTTTAGGTTTAAGTTTTTGAAAGTCTTTAGTTTCTAATATGTGGAAAAAAACTTTTGCTGGAATTGTATCGACTGATTTGTATTTTGGCATTTACCCTAATTTACTAAATTGTTTTATTGAACTTCTTAATCTTGGTGCTAATATTTCCTTTTGGTATTTCTCAAATACTCTTTGATTTAAACCGAAAATATTATCACCATACATTTCTTTTAATATGTTTCTTTTCTTGTCTGTATTACCAAATCTGTAACGTCCTCCTGTTGGTTTAACTAAAAACATAGCATTAACAAACGCGCCAGTTACAATTAAATCGACTTTACCACCAGCGGACGGATTTAAACGACTTTTAAAAATAGAATAGTTTCTACTTCGATAATTTGCTTTTTCTCCAGTACCGAAAATATCGCCCTCTTTAAAGTCCTGCTCCTTTAGGTTTTTTATTGTTCCCTCGTCTTTTAGTACCAACTCCGCTACTAACTTCTGTAATGTCGGTAACGTTAATTTGTTCAATCGTTTCTGATACTCTTTCGCTGATATTATTGCCATTTTGTCCGCAATTTAAACATTCCTTACTATCGTTGTTTTTAATATTAGACAAAAACTCATCTATAATATTATCATTTTGTTGCTTGGTTCGTTTTTTAATCCACGCTACTTGCTCCATAATAGGTAAATTAATAAAAGCGTCCGCATCTTCTCCGAATAAATGTTTTCCGAATATTTCCATAGTGTTATAAATAAAAAGAACACCGCTAAAAAAATAGGGTGTTCTCATTCGTGATACGCAAATATAGTGAATTGTTTTTAATATTTTACTTATTTTCTAAAAAATCAATATCATTTTTATGTTTAGTTAGTTTTTTATACTCTAACATATTAACGTTATTCTTATTAATCTTATCAGCTACAAGCGTAATGCTTTTTACAGTATCGTGGTCAATGTTGCCACGTCTAACATCCATTAAAACGCCAGTTAACATTTTGTTTAGTTCTACTGCGTTGTTTACTTCAAAATCTAAGTTTCTACTTTCCATTTTTTAATTCTCGTTTAAGTGTTATTAATAATCTTTTTGTTTCTATTATTTCTTTAGGTATTTCTTTTAATGACTTTCCTAATCTGTTTGCAACATAATAATCAGGCAATGTTTCTTTTATTACAATATTATTTAACTTACTATCCGTGTTGTATTTATATTTTCTGTGAGCTTTGCTTATATTTTCAGAACATTCTTTGTAATAATTTTCTATTGTTGTAAAAATATAGTTTTCTTCTCTTATTTTTCTTAAAATTCTTGCTCTTAATGGTCTATTAAGACCTTTTAAACGCTCATCTTTAAGTTGAAATATAGGCTTTTTTAAAAGTTCATCACGTTTCCATTTATCCCATTCATTTCTTTTTATTCCAACTTCATTACAGCGTTTTAATATTCTTTTCTCCTTTGTTTTTTCATACCAACAAGTTTTACAATTTGACCTATAAATTTCATTTACTTTCCATTTATAATTTTTACGTATTGGTTTAAGTAAAAAGTATTCTAAAGTTTTAGGATATTCTTTTCCGCAATCAGTACATTTTTTTGTTTCCATAATTTAATTAAATAAAAAAGACCATAAATTAATATGGTCTTTTAGTTTCACTTTAAAATAGAACTATGCAACTTCACATAGGAAAACTAGATTCAATACAAATATAAACAAAAAACCCTCACTATTTCAGTAAGGGTTTAATTTAAAATAATTCTAAATAATTATGCTACTGGGTTAAACTCGCCAGTTGTTCCTTCGTAATACTTTTGACCGATTTTTGCAACCGCTACAGAATTAACCGTATCGTATAATGTGACTTGCAATTCATCTGATAAAATAAAAGCCGTTGTAGGCTCAAAGCTATACTCTTTTGTGATTGGGTCATAAGTAGTAGATAAAGCCGTAATAGTATCAACAATACTATTAATCGTAAATCTTAAACTACCCGTTACAATTCCGCCTAAAGTACTTGCACCATTCATAGCAAAAGTAGGTTTGAAGTAGATTTTTTGCTCTGATACATCCGCTCTACCTACCATTGTAATGTCTGTAATAGGGAATAATGCATTAGCATCAAATCCTAAAGTACTTCTATCTAATACGCCAGTATATAAATTATATTGGTCTGCATTAGTTAATTGTACCGTAGTTGTGTTGTTACCGCTTACTGCTCCATCTGTATGGAAGTAAGTAGAAGTGTTCAACATTCCTAAATCGTAACCGCTAAAAATGTTTCCGTTAACCGCTCCTGAGATAGAACCATCTTCGAAAACTAATAATAGTTTATACGCTTGGAATGAGTTCATAGAATATAACGCTCTTGCATACGCCCAACCTTTTAAGAATTTAAAAGTGAACATAGGTAATCCGTTACGAACTACGCTCATAATACCACCTTGATACTCTTCTGTAACTGCCTCAGGAGTTCCGTTTATAGCTTCAACCGCACCCAAAACTGGTATAAAAGTACCATCTTGAATGAAGCCGTTAGCCTCTGCTAAGGTAAAAGTATCGGTTGATAGGTCAAGTTGCCACGTTGGGTCAACTGCTATAAAACCAACTACTCTACCATTTTGTAAAATGCAATCAGGAACACCTAAATTCTTACGTGTTACGTTGCAATCTTTTTGATTTATTAAAACTGCCATTATTTTTTTGTTTTTTAATTAAAAATATCTGTTTTTATACAAGTGGAAACTCCACTAAATGTAATTTCAGCGTTTAAAACTATTGCGTTGCAAATAAATTGTAAATTCTCATCTTCTGAACGCATTGAGTATTTCTTTACCCTACGTGTTCTAAAAGTAGTATCATCATATCTACTTATTCCGCTTAGCCTTAATGCTATTAGTAAATTATCTAAAATCGGTTGTAAAATCAATTTGTAATCGTAAGCGTGTTGATAAGGATTGAACTCGTAAGGTGCTTGGCTTTCGTGTATTATTACTATTTGTGCATTTCTTGTTACACTCGGCTCACGCTCATTATTTACGTCCTCATCTTCAACTAACCAAATCAAAGGAAAACTTAATCTACCTTTTAAAACTAAGTATTCACTTAAAATAGCTTCCGTTCCCCAACCAAAGTTTATCGGTGCAGTTTGGTCACCTAATACAACATTTGGTAAAATTTCAACTACTCTCGCTAACTCATCCTCAAAAACTATCATATTCCAAATGTATTTTTAACTTCTGATTCACAATAAACTCTAAAATTTTCTATATTAAAGCCTGTGAAATCATCAGCTTTATCCATTAAGTACTGATACAAAGAAACCTCTACATCATCACCTTGAACGAACCAGTCTATAAAAAAATTATCATAAATAATAGGCTCGATTAAACAGCCTTTTTGATATTGTTCTATAAACTTTTGGTTTGCCGTTGCTATTTTGTAAGCTGGTGTTATTAAGTTTGATTTTTCAGCGTCTGTTTTTACAACTCCAACTCCTGATAATTGTTCGTTTCGTTCAGTAACAAACTCTTCAAATATTTTGTAAGCGATTAGACTATAATCATAATCTAAACCGTTCCAAATCTTATTATCGTATTCATCACCTTGAACTAACTTTTTATAAGAAGCGTAAAGCGGATTTGTGAAATTATCCGCTAACGCTAATTGTAATGTATTATAAGTCTGTAAACCTAAAGCATTGACCAGAATTGACTTTTCAATTTTCACGCACAAATTAGTCAAATAACTTTCGCTATTTGGTGTTGCTAAAGCTGGATTTGCTACAATAACCGCAACTGATTGCGGAATGTTTAACTCATTAGCTTTTTGAAAATATGTTTTGTCAATTATATTTGGCATTATTTCTCTGTTTTTGGTTCTTTTACTTTTTTCTTATCTACATATAAATGAGCATCTTCTTTTGCTACTCTTGTAGTTTTACCGTTATAGGTAACCTCTACCGTTGTATCTTGATAATGTCCCATTTTATTATGCTGGTAATGTTAAAGCAGTAATGGCATCTGAGAAGTCACCATAAACAAACGCCCCGTAATGATTAGATTTTACTCTTTGTACTAATCTAGCCTCAGCTAAGATAGTAACTAAGTTTTTAGTAAAGTCGTCATTCTCGTAACCTACATTAATAGTTAATCCTTCTTTAAATCTTACGCCTGATTTCGTAAAGTCTCCTACTAAGAACTTATCAATAGTAACACCAGTGTTAGCAACTACTCTAATTCCAGCTACATTAGTTCCGTCTTGTGAAGCGAATGGAGGTAAAATATAGTGACCGTCTGTACCTTTTGATAACTCCATAGAAGTTACGTCTGTTGGGTGCATTACGATATATGTAGGCTCGAATAAGTTAACACGAACTTGGTTGATTGCAGTTCTCAATACATCCCATTTGTTAGGTGTTGGAATTGATAAAGCAAAAGCACCAGCCGCCCAAGCAGTAGCGTTAGTAGTAATACCAGTTAAATTAACCGTTAAACCAGTACCGTTCAATAATTGGTCATCAATTTTTAAGTTGATTAACTCAGTCAATTCTTGGTCAATTTCTGAACGCATTAATTCAACATCGTCTAACATTTCTTTTGTAACTTTGATATAAGCAGTTACTTTTTTAACGTTAGCACTTGCAACTACTAAATCAAAATCAGCTTGAGATTTTGCAGCACCTTCTGCAGTCATTGCAGCACCACCATCAGCGTTTTTCTGTTCTACCCATTCCCAAACGTTAGACATAATTGTGCCAACATTAACCAATTCTAAAATGAAAGGGTTACGTCTTACAATTCTTGTGATTCCAGCTTCTCTTTCAGCTTGTGGAATTTGTCCAGTTGTGTTAGTTGACAATGCCATAGTACCAGCCGCCTTAAGTGTAATTTGTACACTTGCACCTGATTTTTCTTTCATTGCTTTTAACTCTTCTGATTTCTCTTTCAAAAGCGTTCCGATGTTCTCAGGCGTGTTACTTGGCACTCCTTTTGTTTCAAGTTCTAATACTTGTAAAGCTAACTCTTCAACATTTGCTTTTAGTTTAGCAACTTCTTCTCCTTTTGTTTCTAAATCTTTAACCGCAGATAATACTTCGATTAATTCAGCTTTTGAAACCGTGTCGTTTTTCATTGCGTCAATTTTATCTCCTAACGCTTTGATAATTTCTTCTTGTGTCATTTTTACTTAAAATTTGTTTAATAATTCTTTTAACATTTCGGTTGTTTGAAGTGATTTCTCGGCTTCTTCATTTTCAAGTGATTTCTCGGCTTGTTTATTGTTACTTACTTGTCCAGTAGCGGAATTGCTACCAAATACAACTAAACTTGATTCTCTTACGTTTTTGGCTTCTTTTATTGCAAAGAAGTAATAGATATAGTCAAACTCGTTTTTGTTCGCTATAAGCGGATAGTATTTATCGTAATTAGCTTTAGCAGTTGCATCATCAGGGTCGTTTGAATCCATACATAAATCAAACGTTACGTATTGCATCCTAACACTAGCCTCTATTTCATCGCCACTATCTAACCATTCTTTTACTAATTGATGTTTAACTTGTGATTTAGGCATTTTATAAATCAATGCTTGTGTATCTCCATCGTATGATTTACCTAATAAAGAAAAAGGAACTTTAGCGACAAACATTTCAATATGTTCTTTTCTAACTATAACCTTATCAACTTCTAATTCGTGGTCAATTACCAAATAGTTTTTACCTTGTTGCTCAGCTATTGACTTATTCCAAAGATTGTCTAAATGTAAATCATCGTGACTATCTAATATTTTAGTTGAATTAACCGCAATGTAATAATAGTTATCATCGATTTTAATTGCTTTATTTTGGTCTTGAAATTTTAATAAATCTAAAGACTTGCAAGTAACTGAAACGCCTTTATCACAAGATTTTTGAATCTGTGACTTTTTAGCATCAATGATAAAATCAAGATTATCTTTCAAATCCTTAAACAACTCTTCTTTTGAATTGTATGTTTTATCAGGGAAATAGTGTGACTTTATCATTTCTTTACTTCTTTATCTTTGTTCTTATTTCTTTTTTCTAACTTATTTAAAGCTTCTTTTTTAAGTTGCTCATCAATTTCCTTTTGTGTTAATTTCGTACTCATAGCTTTAATTTTAATTTAAAAGCATCGCTCATTTGTTTTGCCTCCTGTGGTGTTACTGTTCCGTTTTCAATACCTAATTTAATGGCGTTTTGCATTTCAGTAAATGATTTAATCTTTTCATTCATTACCGACTGCATAACTGGTAAATGGTCATAACTTGCTACTAATCTTTCGCCTCTTTCAAATAAACCCCATTGTTGAGATAACGAGTTCATATTGTTATCCGCACTCGTTTGTATTGAGTTTTGAATCCAACTAATAAAACCTTGATTTTGATTTTCAAAGGTTGAATCTTTAGCAAAATAGTTAAGCACATTCTTATTCATTTCATAAGCTAATAGTAATTTATTAGCATCATCGGCGAACTGCTCATCTAAATACAACTTCTTAAAATCACTTACTAAATGCTTAACATCAACATTAGCATTAGATAGTATTAACGAATTAGCTTCAATTTTTCCCTCAATAGATTTTCTATCTGTATCTTGTATTTGCGCCTCGTTACCAGTTGATTTATTTAAACCGATATACTTCTGTGACATCTTAAGGTTTTTGTTCTTAGAATAAAGATTTTGCTCTATATTCTCAACTACCTTAGTGTTGCCTTTTAATCTACTTGGACTTGTGAAAAACGAATTGTTAGTCAATCCATTAGACAAATCGTATAAAGGTGTTAATGTATTTAATTTTAAATCATATACTTTTTTATCTAAAGTATATTTAATTACACGTTCACCAAATGCTTTTTTATCTTTATCAGTTACAATAAACTTATCAATTTTATGAGCGTTATTAAATTCAATTTCACTTGGAACTAAATTATAAATCGCCTTAGGCACATCGTTTGTAAATGGTTTAATCTCATAAACAAAATTAGTGCCAACCGCCGATAAAAAGAACATTTGTTGGAATAACCAATCTTCTCTACTTTGAAAATAGTTAGGAGTGTTTAATAGATTAATGTATGGACTATTTTCAATCTCAACACCTTTAGCATTAACGTGTTTAATATTCATTTGAGAGTAAATACGAGAGCGTAACAAACCAATAGTTAATAATACTGGATTGTTTAACATTAACTCTAAATACTTATCAGAATTAGTAAACCCACTATTATCATCTAAAAATGAATATGTAAACTGACCAGCTCGATTCCGTTCCACACGAAATAGCTCTCTACCAAATAAACGTATTGATTTTGTTACCATATAAACGTAAAAAAGTCCTACCTAACATTTGTTAAGTAAGACTTTCGTATTAAATTAGTGTTGTCGTTCATCCTAAAAAGAACTATGCATCTTCACATAGTTAGGCAAATATATAAAATATTATTTATAATTAGTATAAATTATTAATTATTTTTTTATTAATGCGGATTTAAGCATATTTAAAAAAGCCTCTCCAAACTCTTGTTTATAAACCACACCTCTTTTATCTTTTATTATTATTCCACTCTCTATAGCTGAAACAACTTCTTTTAATGCCTTTTCCATAATTTCTAACTTAAATATCTTGTTTTTGAATACCATTTAATCACATACTTTGATGCGTCTATTAAATCTTCTCTTGTTTCCTCTGGAATATCTAAAACCTCTCCATTGTGCGTTTTCCATTGATAGTTTTCATAATTGTCTTCAAGGTTTTTACTTTCAGCTGTATAGTGAATATTATTCTTTTGCATCGTTTCAATTGCGGAAACTACCGAACCCTGACCTTTCTCTGCAAATATAACATTATAACCGCTATTCTTTAATTTCCTACCCTCTGATAAATTTAATTCATTACCACTATCGCAAATAATTTCAACGTGCTTAGGTATCTTTAACTTTACTAACTCATCAGATAAAGTGCCATTCATATTCTTTAATGGCTTATAAAGTAATTCGTGCAAAAAGTAATTACCATCTTTATCTGTTTTCATTTCTACCATTGCTGTCGGTGCTGACATTCCAAAATCTAATCCGTAATAACTTGGATATGGTAAATCGTAAAACTCCTTAGTGCTTATTATTTTCCAATTTTCAAATATTTTATTATCAACAATACCAGTTATCCCTAATCCATAAATACGCCATTTATTACGCCAGTAGTTTGATTTTGTATTTTCGTCTGTATCGTAATCTTCTAAGTTAGGGTTATGATATCCTTTTTCTTTGTAGCTTTCAATTTCCTTTTTTTCTTCAATAGATAAAAACTCATTATCAATATAAGTCAAACATAAATATTCGCACTCAGGGTCAGGAATTACTTCTGTATGCGCCCAAAATCTTTTATTAGGGTTATAATCTAATATTTTTCTTTTCGCCCTTGATGTTAATTCTCGGTATGTTTCAAAATTGGTTTTGTTTGCCTCATTAAGATAAACAACATCGGAACGCAAACCTTTTCCTATATCCTCTTTATCTAATCCTAAGAAACGAATAAATGATTTGTTAGGGAAGTTACAAATAGGTTGACCATTAGTAACCCCAGTTAAATTAACTTTTTCATATAACCCAAAAGAACGCAATATCTTTATAAAATCTTTCAATACGGTATCACGCATTTTAGATAGTTCCGCTGAGGCTACATAAATTTCTTTATTAGGGTTTTTACTTGCGTAGTTAGTAAGTAATATCAATATAGCTATTGTTTTACCAGCTCCTTGACCGCCTTGAACACACCATATCTTTTTTTTAAGTGATGCTATTTTACGTAGTGCTGTCGTCTGTTGCATCTGATAAAGGGTCTATATTTAATATTGCAACTCCTTGAAGTGGGTTTTCTGCATCGCCTGATAAGATTGTTTTATCACCAAATACTTTAGGGTAAAATTTAGCCATTTTCCATTTAATAGTTTGGGCTAAAACGTTATAAGTAGAACTATCAATTTCTTTAGTAGTTAACATATCTCTGAAATCGTCTAATTCATTCTCTAAAGCAATAGCTTTATCTTGTTGGCTATTTATATACAGGGTGCGTAATTCTTCGTTATTTTGCTTCCAACGTCTAAATGTAGTCCAATCAGGATATCTTTCGTTAGAATCAAGAATGCGCTTTATATTTTGACCATTTGCAAGTTCATTACAAATCTCAACACACATTTCAAAATCATATTTGCTTTTTCTTGCCATAATAATTTAAATTAATCGTCGAGCATTATCTCAATACTTCTTTATAGTGGTATTAGCCACAACCATAATGCCACAAACTTACAAATTTATTTTTAATTCTTGGTTGGTTAGTGCGAAAAAAATATTTTGGAGTGAATGAACTGACTGACAATGGAATCTAATCATAGGAGAAATACCCTTGCAATAGTCAACTCTGTGACATAAATCATTATCACTTAAAAAAGCACATAAATTATTATCTAACTTAGAATCTAATACTAATTCGTAAACGCCTTTACTATATTTTTTAAATCCTAACTTTAATAAAAATTCTTCGTTTAATAATATTGGTTTAATTTCTATTGGGGATTTTAATTGACCAGTTAATAATTGTAAATCCGAAACATCTACTTTATTTACTATTTTTTCATTATTTAATTTATTGTAAACATAAACTAAATTTCCTAAACGTAACTCATTTGCTTGTATCATAATGTTTAAATTTTTGATAGGTTTTAACTCAGGTATCGCTTTTCTAATCTTTTGTTCTAATTCGTTTAGCATTGGTTAGGAGTTTAAGATTGATTAAGTTTGCATAATCTAAAATGATGAACTCTATCAAATTTTATTTTATTTTCTTCTCTTAATAAATGTCTGTAATAATCTGAATCGTAAAATTTACAATTATCTTTTTTTGAACATATTTCAGTTCCTTTTTTGAAATTGTAATATTGACCTGAACAACTTTTATTCCTTTCCATCTCTCTATCTATTTTATTTGGTTATTGTATTTAGTGTTGTAGTAGGTTTCTGCATCTATCCCATTAACTTCATAATAATTATGTCCGTCATTATGAGCATCCTCAATAACTTGTTTTTCTTTTGGTAGGAGTTCGGTTGCTTTTGCGTAAGCTAATTTTAAACCTTGTTGATAATATCTATCTTCTTTTGAATCATCTTCATTAATGAATTTAATTTCTTTTTCAAGTTGTTCTATCAACTCCATCATCGGTGTAAGTTCTTTATTCTTTTCCATAGTATTGGGTTTTACTGTGTTACATCTACAATTAGGACTTTGACAATGTGGATTGCCTTGTTCGCAATAATATATAATTTCACTCATAATATTGGTTTTTAAATATTTGTAATAGTTCGGTTGTTGTTTTTAAACGACCATCAGTGTTTTTAAACATTTTAATATCTTCATTAAATATATATCCTGATACTTCTAACCAATCCAATAGCTTCACACTAAAGTCATCGGTTATTTGTTCTAATTCATCTGTAATCTCATTCATTCCCTTTCTTATCAACATTCCTTGAACTGCTGATAATAACTTCTCTCTTAATTTATTCATTTTGTTTAGGTGTTATAGGAATTTATAAGAACCCCAATTAGCGTTCATTTTAATTCCGTTATTAATATTGGTTATTGGTTCAAAAATAACTTCATAATTGTGAAGTAGAAAAGGAATATCGTTAACATAAAATATCTTTTGTTGAAATTGAATATTGTCTTCACATCTACAATTTAATTTTATAAATTCCTCAGCTTCTTCTCTACTACCAAATATAATTCCTTTAAAAGACAATCCCTCTAAAATTAATTCATCAAATTTATTAGATAGGTTTTGTGTAATTTCTTTAGTTATTTGTTCTTGTATATCCATACTCTTCTTTCAATTTAGTTAAATACTCATCCATTTTTTTTACTAACTCAGGTCTAAATCTCCTTTGATATAAAATGTTTCCTTTGGGTTTATGTAAATGCTTCACAAGTTCCGCCACACGCACCCTCTGAATCTAATTCAAAATCAAATTGTAAATCAGTTTCTAAGTCAAACCTATTATCGTGAGCGTCTTTTATTTTTTTATCTTTTGACATTTCAAAAATATCATTAATATTTTTTCTATTTCTGTAAAAAGTATGATTTTCACAATTATAATCTTCTGATATAACTTTAAAGAAGTCAAACTTTTCGGGGCGTGTTCTTGCAATTGTGCATAAATTTCTTAATCCTTTTGAAATACAAGCCCCACAATTGCCTAAATAAGATGGAATTTGTAACCTAAAAAGCATATCAAACTCAAAATATTTATTAACTTGTTTTTTGGTTACTCCTTCCAAAATCAAAGGATAGTATTGAGTTATTAAAGGCGTTCTTTTGCCTATTTCATCAAATCTAATACCTACAGCTCTTACACACATTCTTGGATATACTCCTATACTTGATAAATATCTTGAAATAGTACGCTCTTTCATTTCTCTTGTGCAAGTTCTATTTGGATATTGAGGCATTCCATAATCTTTTATGTATTTTCTAAAAGGATGGTTTGGAAATCTATTTTTAATTTCAAAGTCTGTTTTTCTGTATGCTGTTTCAAAATTAACAACATTAAATCCTCTTTCGCTTGCGTATTCTAACCAAACAATATCAATATTGTGATACTCTTGTATTTTTTTTGCAAAAATTAAAGATTCCTCATCTTCTTCTCCAGTATTACAACAAACAACTATTATATTATGACTTATTCTATATTTTTTAAGTATTAAGTCAAGCATTTTTGCTGAACTTTCCCCCATTGAAAACGCAACTATTATAGTTTTTGATGTCGGTATTATTCTCATTAAATTCATAAAACGTAAAAACCAATGCTTCAAAAGGTGGACGTCTTTATCTGCATTGGATTTTTAAAATTTCTTATTACGGCGTCCACTCCGATTAATCAAATATAGTAATTTATTTAATATAACAAACATTAATTGTAATTTATATTAATTCTAAATACCAAAAAAGAATTTATCAATATATTTCTGCAACCTATCCGCAGTTTCTTTATCTCCTTGAACTATTGCTTTGTGAGTTTTTTGCTCTACTTAATAACATGTGAAAACTTGTCTGAATAATCAAACTCAAAACTAATAAACTTATCAGTTCCAATGTATCGAAATGTATAAATCCAATGATTACGTAATTCCTTATTAACCCACTTTTCAGGTATCTTTAAATTCTTAGCTATTCCGCTAAGTCTGACTTCGTGTCCTTGTGGCGTTACTTGTGGTTCGAAGTTTAAATTTAGCTTAAAACCTTTAATATTTAAAGTCGATTCCATATCCTATCCATACTTTATAATTAATATTTTTTCGTTTCATTTCATCTAAACGAACCTTTTGCAATTCCGATAATTTACCATTTGGTTTTTTAACCTCAATAAATAAATAATCATTATCACGACAAGCTAATAAATCAGGATACCCATTCTTATTGCATTTTATTAACTTAAGAACTAAGTAACCTTCTTGCTCTAACTGATTGATTATTTTTTTCTGTATTTGTTGTTCCGATAATTCCGAAGTCTTTCTTAAATGTTCCATTTGTATAATCTTTTTTATTCATTACTGATTGATATATTTTTTCCTCTATTCCATTCTCTGAAAATATCCAATAAATATCATTTGATTTTCTATCCATAGTTGTTAATCTATCCTTAGCTTGGAAGTAACTAACCGCGCTAAATTGAATATTTAAAAATACTAAGTAATCAGCTTTAGCTAAACTAATACCCTCGCGACCCGATACAATCTGTAAAGCTATATTTTTATCCGTTGCATTGAACTCGGTTAAGTCAGTTGTTAATTGTGTGCCGAATGTTTCTTTTAGCATTTGAAGTTCAGCGATAAAATTATAAAATATTGCTATTTTTTTACCTTTAAATTTTTCCTTTATAAACTCGGCTTTTGAGTTATCAATTACTTGCGTACTTCCATCTTCAAACTTAATTGTTCCGCTATAAAGTTGGTGTATCTTTTGTTGCAATTTTACCCCAGTATCAGCGATTATTTCCTTTCCGCTTGACTTACTTACAACTACCAAATCCTTTATTAATTTATTGGTTATTGCATAAGTGATTGGTTTCATTTTAACCTTTAAAATATTCTCTTTTACATCGGTTGTAAATCCAGCCTCAGCTTGTGTAAATGTCAAGATATGGTATCTTATATGATGCCAAAAGTCTTTTTTCCGTGCGTTCGAATAGTCTTTTACTTGTGCGTAACCTAAATATTTTAATTTAATATCTACAAAATCATTCGCCCATTTATAAAAGTTAGCGTATTTATTAAATGGACTATGATTTGATAACGTAAACAAATGGAAGTATTGGCTATAACTCTCAGGCGTTGGTGTTCCACTTAACATAATCATTGGGACATCCCCAAAACGCTCTTTAATATCTTTGTGGTATTTACTCGGTTTCGGATAAGAAGTATATCCGTGTACTTCATCAATTACAACCACATCAAAATCGTTGGTTTCAATTTTATGTAAACTCTCTCGGTTTATAATTGTTAAATCAAAATTGTTTAAATACTTAAAATCCCAATAATCATTTTCAATCGATGTAAAGGCTTTAATTTTTGTAATAAACAAAACCTTTTTCGCTCCAAAGTTTTTGCATACATCTAAAGCAGTTGCAGTTTTACCAGTACGCACTTCCATAAAAAGACAAAGGATTTTCTTTAGATTTAATATATCAGTTCCGTCTTTAGATATTCTTACTTGATAATCTCGTAGTTGTTTCATAATTAAAAATCTATTCCATCGTTATCTTCAACATCGCTTTCAATTCCTTTTTCAAAAATACCGAACCATTTTAAACCATTGCTCGAACCTTGTTCAAATCGTAAATCTTTATAATTAGAATATTTCTGAACCCAAATATTAAAACGGTTTCGTTTTAGCCATTTATCAAAATCTTTGTTATCATTAACAAATGCATTGAAATATTGACTTTTATCATTCCTTACATTAATAGGGAAGTTTTCAAAGTCACTAACCCATTCGTAGAACTCCATACTTGTTTCAGCTATAAACTTACGTAGTTTAATGTTTTTAGCATTTTGAGTTATAAGCCCTGATTTCAAATACATTTGTAAACAATAAACCATATAATTATCAAATCTATTGAAGTGTTCCAAATCCCACTCATCAAACAATTGCTTTCCAAATTCTTGGTCAGGTGTTAAATCTTTACCATAATGTTGTGCTATTTCTATTTCGTGCCTACGTCTGTTATGTGAGTTCCCTTCGCCTTTAATTGCGTAGTTAGTACTCATTACAATTTTTGGACTATCGTGAACGTTTAACTTAATAGCATCTTTATTCTTACGCTCCAAAGTCATTCCTTCGGTAACAAGTGAAAACTTATCCTCAAAATCAAAATTCTTTTTAACGTCATCAAATACTAATATTTTAGTATCTAAAGAAACGGTCTGATATGCAAATGATTTTTTGCTATCAAATTGCTTACCATCAATAATTGATGTATTTCTAATTTGACTTAAACCTTGAACAAATAAACCTTTTCCAGTTCCACCCTCAGGATTGTCTGAAATAATCTCATCATTTAAAATAACCGCTTTGTTATTACTTCTATTCTTATATGTAGATATTAAGTAACCAATAGTTATCTCAATTGGAAAAGGCTGATTTGCGGATATATTATTTATAAATTTTTGGTAATCATTTTCAAAACTATCTACTTTTATAAATTCCCTATCTAATATGTGGCTTTCCCAAATGTAACCATCAACATCGATATAATCAATTAAATTAGCTTCGTCTTTGTTTATTTCTAAAATACCATTTTTAAAAGCTAAATAAGAAGTATCTCGGTTATCATTAAGCATTATTAAATCAATACTTTCAAGCATTAATAGAAACTGCTCACTAAATAAATTCTGATAATTAGCACAATAATTCCAAACATCAAACTCTTTTCTATCCATTAAGAAATCCAAAACGAAATCCTTAATCTTTGATGTTGAGGTAAGTTTAACTTTATTTGATTGTATCGCTACAAATTGAGGTTTATCACTTTCGTTTGGAAAATGTTTTTTAAATCCATTACGCTCTAAGAAATATTTATATTTTAATGGACTGATTGCAATTTTCTCTTTACCAGTTTTCTCATTTACGATAGTGTACCAAAAATCTTCGGCTTCTGATACTTCCTTTATTTCGTTGTAAACATCCTCCTCAATGTTGTATTTATCTAAAACTTCCTTTTTACCTTTTTTAAGGTCGTTTTTAATCTTATCTATCTGAGCATAATTCTCAAAGTATTTGGAATTAAAAGAACGTCTTTTATAAGCGGATTTAATGGTGTTCTTTGTTTCGCTTTCTGAAAAGTCTCCATAAACAACATTGTTTTGAATATAACCTAAAGCTGTATTTTCAGAAACTCCATACTCACAAAACGCACCAGCCAAATCAAAAATAAATGCGTTACGTTCGCCTTCAACAAAATCTTTACTCCAATTGAATTTCATTATTTTTTCAATAATTAAATCCTCATCATTAATTGGTATTAATGGAACTTTGTCCTTTACTTGAAATCCTTCATCTATAATGGTTGGACTATAAATTTCAGCATCATAATTTATATAAATATCTTTATCGTAGCTTTCAAAACAAACCCTATCAACATTACAATTTGATTTATCAAAATAATCATATTGGAAGTGTTCATTAAATGCCTTAAAATATTTTTCGTGTTCAATCTTATTACATACTGGAATTTTTACAACTCCCTTTATTCCTTTTCCACTTGGGGAAATAAACAACGATACAAAGTGATTGTTTTTTTTAAGTTCGTGTAAGTGGTCAAACATTGCATCAGGTGTTGGATACTTATCAAAATCAACAACCATTAAACCTGAGTGATTAATTAAACCATCTTTGTTGCGTTCTTTAAACTCGCCACCAAAAACTATGCAAGGAAGTTTTTGTTTCAACTTATCGGCTATTTCTTTTGATTGTGCATTACGCACCAATTCAACAAGCTCTTTTGATTTACCTTGTTTAATACGTTCGAAACATTTCCACAAAGGAATAATATAAGGAACGTCTTGCGCTTTTAGTAGTTCTTTGAAAACTGAAATATTAGTATCTTTCATACTTTTAAAAATTTATGATAATGTTTTGTATTTTCAGATAAAGTACACCATTCTAAGTTTTCAATTCTATTATCTGTTTTAATTCCGTTAATATGGTTTACAACCATAAATATATAATCTATCCTAAAGTCAAAACATATCATAACCATTCTATGTACTTTAATTCTTTTGTTATCTATAATAACTACTAAGTAATTATTTTTTAACTGAGGCTTTAGTATTTTCTCTTTACCATTGAAAATACTTTTTACTATTCCACTTTTAGAAACGTAATAATTCGTGTAAAAATATCTTTTAAATTCCATAATATAAAAATGAGAAAACCCCTAAATCTGCATCACTAGATTTAAGGGTTTCTCGGTTACGTTAAAAATTAATTAACGTTAAACTTTCCTTGTTGGTGATGCTTCAACGATTACAAATATAACAAATAAAACAATACCAACAACAAAAGTACGAAGTTTTTTTAAAGGACGAAGTTAAAAATAAACTTCGTCCTTTGTGAGCCATTGATTTAATTATGATTTAAACAAAATAGTACGAAAGTGCGAAGTTTTTTTAAATTTTCACCCCCTACCCTGATTTTTAGTTTTTCTTTTTGGTAGGGTATATACAAAAGAAAAACTTCGCACTTTTGAATATAAAAAAACCACACTATAAAAGTGTGGTTTTAATAATTAATCTATAAACTTTAAAAGTCTAATCCATCAGTAGCAACTTCTTCTTCATCAATTGTTTCTTCAACAACTGGCTCTGCTTTTACTAAATATGCTTTCAAATACGTTTCAAGGATATTAAAAGCCTCGTCTGCCATTTCTGCCTCCGTATCGTTTATTGAACGCTCAAATGTAAACTCAGGAGTATTAAATTTAACCGCTCCTTTTTTGCCTTCTAATGATTTTGCGACTACAACCCATTCATCAGGTAAACGGTTTCTTGTTTTTTGTGTGAACTCCCCCCACTTTTGAACTGCAGAACCTTTTAGTTGAATATTAGCCAAAGAACCATCTTCAAGCATAACATAAATAGATTTCACATAATGCCCACCAGCGGAAACAACTTTCTCTTTAATGTCTTTATAAAAACCTTTTGCAATTTCATTTCCTTTAAAAGGTTTAACGGTCATTACTTCTTTAGAAATAAATTTAACTTCGTTGGAATAAATACCGCTTGACGTTGCATCGTTCCAACCTTTAATTGCGTGAAGTTCGTCTAATACTAAAAATTTAAAAGGTAGTGAAACATTTACTTTTCCTTTAGTTTCAGGATTTGAAGTTGCTAAATCCTTGTCATAATAAGAAAAACATTTGTCGTTTGATTTCCAGTCAAAGAATTTAGTAGCTGGATTTGATTGTGGTGTGTTAAACGCTTGGCGTCTGTTTGAAGTACTCATAATATTATATTTATTTATGGTTAGAAATTAAGATGCCCTAACCTTGCATCTGTTAATTATGATGTTGTAAATATACGAATTATTTTTTGTTTTTATCTTTAATTTGTAAAAAACTTTTACCAATATTTAATTCAGGAAACGGTTGTAAATCTCCATCAATATCTAACCAATACCAAACGCCATCAACTTCTTTAGATTGCACAACTCCTTTTTGATAACCTTCAAAGCCATTTTTGTAAAACTCCTCTGCTTCTTTTTTCTTTTTTTCTAAGTCTGTAACTATAGGGCAATTTTTAAAAGAATAAGTTTTACGACCATTTATAGCTCTTATTTCAAATCCTTGATATGTTCCACCATAACTTTCGGCTTCACTTGAAATTTCGTTAATTCTTTCGTCTTCAAAAGTCTTTACAATTTCTAAAACCTTTTCAGCTTCTAATTTAGCTTTACGCATTTTAATCAATGCTTCTAAATTCGAAACTTCTCCCTCTACTACATCATTATGTAGTTGTAAAAGTCCTTCCTGAACTTCCATAAATAAATCTTTTGTACTCATAATGTTTTGTTTTAAAAGTTAAACTAAATTCAACGCTTTAGTGTTGAAAAAAGCCACCAAAAACAGACTAAGTAGTGAGTGTCTGAAATTGATGGCTCGGATGTTTTGTTATCGCTCACTACTTCGATAAGGTAAAATTAAGTATAATTGTATTTAGAAACAAACTAAATTACACACCGCAATAACCACTATCACAATCATTAAAATCTGATTCAGTTATTTCGTCTAAAAATGTATATTGCTCAGATAATTTTAAAATGTCTTCCATTGTAATCTGTCTATCTTTAAACCAAACATCTTTTTTATGTTTTACTTTTTCTTTAGTTCCAGCCCATAATAATACTTGCCTTATATTTTCGTTATTTCTTGCTCTGTGCGCCATAAATAAAGGGTCTGCGTGAAAGCAATTACCACAATTATTTTTATCTGAAAAGCGAATATTATATTGTTTTACAAAATTTTCTACAAAATCTCTTGTAATTAAATTATCTATAAGTTTAAAAGATGGTTTTTGCCATTCTATATTTCCCCACTTATTTCTTTTGCCATTTTTTGATTTACCAATAATAGTATTCATTTCTAAAAAACCATTTGTATTTAGTTTTTTTATAAGTTTTACGGCTCTTTTTTCTTCGCCTTTTCTATAACCAATTCTAAACTCTGCTGGTTCATTTATAATTTCTTGCCACCAATTAAACATTGGTTTCATTTTCATTTCTTCTGTACAAAATCTACGTAAAGGGTCAGGCAAACATCTGCCAGCATTTTTAATTACGTGGTCAAAAGTTTCTCCAGTAATTATTTTAATTTCTTTTCCTAAAACTTGTTCTAAGTCTAAAATAGTATAAATTATTGTGTCGTCCTCAGCGGTGCCGTAAAATTCTTTTCCTATTCTATCTTCAATTCTTTTTCTTGTAGGCTCATCTTTTCCTTTCATCCAACTACAATCAAATCTTTTTTCTGTTATATTTGGTCTTTCAATTCTAACTAAAGAAAAAACATTATGTTCAGCAGGGAATAATATTGCATTAGTTGCGGAACTTTTACCTCCTGATATAGTATTAATGACTTTCATATTAAAGAGTTTAATTCATCAATACATCTTTGTATAATTCTCAACTCTAATGCTTTATTTATATTAAAAAAATTTGATTTTTCAACTATTTTTTTTGTTTCTTCTAATTCTTTTATTTTATTTTCTATTTTTAAAATTAATTCCATCTCTTTTTCTTTTTTAAATTTGATTTCTTTTTCACATTCTACTGCAAAATTATAATAACTACACCCTATGTTAGTATTGCATACTTCACAAAAAAATTCTATTTTATCTGTTATTTTCATAAGTTCATTTTACTTTGGTAAATATAATAAGTTTCTGTAACGTAAACCAACTCTTTAATATTTGTATTTTGATAACCAATAGTTTTAAATTGTTGGTCTGTAATAAATAGTTCATTATTAATATTTGTTGGAACTATTTTAAATTTTTTTAATCTCCATTTGACTCCTTTAGTAGTCATTTGTAAATGTTTTGCTATTTCGGTTAAACTTTTCATAACACCACCTCAATTCCTTTCGCTCGTTCTTCGTCCAATAATCGATATAAATTGTTATCGGATACTTTTTTCGCTTCAATCCTTAAAAAGGCCTCAGTCATTTGCTCATCGTTAGCAATGTTACCACCTAAATTCTTAAACCAAGATTGAAAACTTTCACATTCTTTTTGCCATTCGTTTATTGTGTTTTTCATTTTCTAAAATTTATAAGTTAATTTTATCCCTCCGTTAAATTGATATTCTGCATTGGCACCGCTAAATTCAAAATCTTCTCGCCAATCGTAAGTTGCACGTAAACCGATATACACGTTATCAGTTATTTTTCTGTCAAATCCGCCCTCGAAACCGAATAATGGATATGTAACGCCTCTGTGAATGTAACCGAGCCTTATACCTGAGTAAAACACCCAATCTTGATAATAGCCTTTATCTAATAAAATACCTAATCCAACTGCGGTATCTACATAATTAATCGACGGCAATATTTGAATGCTTGGTTTAATGTAAAACCAATGAGCTGAATACTGAAACTCAAATGTAGCGTTAAGTGATTTTTCTTTGATGCTAGAGTTTGGTTCTATTGTAAAGGAAATTGTTGTATATTCCGTATCTCCGAAATCTAATTGTTGCGCATTAACTTGTAATGCAAAAAGTAGTAATAATAGGTTTTTCATAAGTATTGAGTTTTAGTAATTAAATTAGGTATTTCAAGCAATATGCAAATTGCACTTAGTTTACCCTCTATTTTTCTTTGAGCGAAAATATCGCCTTTGCAATTGTCTTTTTCTTGAAGTAATTCACCGTAGTATAATTGTAAATCAATTTTGGTTTGATCATTCATAGTCCAAATTTTTTAATTATTGTTTCGTTTACTTCGAGGTTTATGTTTTCTCTTTCAGAATAAAAAATCGCATCTTCTATTGATTTTACTAAAAATTCATCGAAAATATAAATATCTCCATTTTCTTTAAATTCAATTATATTGTCATTTGCATCTGAAATAATAATAGTTAACGAATCTCTGAAATCAATATGCCACCCTTTAAAAACAACGTTGTCTAATGCTTTTTGGTATTGAACTTCCTCTTTACTAAAAACCCTACCAATGCTATTGTTATCCCAATATTCCTCACTAATTGTTTTAATGTATTTTTCCAAAACAATCCACTTACCATCTTTTTCAATAGCTGGGACAAAATGAGATAGGTTTAAGGGTTGAGTTATGAATTTGCAATATTCCAAATGGCAAGAATATCCTCCATCTGTGTTTTCTCTGAATCTTAAAATGTACTCCGACAATTTAGGTAATGTTTTCATTTGTTGGTGGGGTTAAGTTAAACGGATTTTGTAAACATAAATCGTGTCCAAACATTCTAATTGCATCACGTTTATTAAATTCATCAGTATTTAATCTTATTGCACAAGATTGACAATAGTATTTTCTCGTTGAATAATTATACCACGTTGCGCTATTTGGTTTTTGACAAGAAGTTATATTACATTCTTCGTTAAAATTTCCTTTCATAACTATTTATTTTTAGTAGTTTTATTTTCTAAAGCAAAACAATGTTTTTCTAATTCTGCTCCGTGACCTTTAAAATTTGGTAAAGTACCTCCGTATTGCTTTTTTAATTCCCAACCTTGTGATTCAAGTTCTTTAATGCATTGATTAAAATCTTCATCATTATAAGTTTCCGATAATAATTTCATTGTAAATTTCATAATCTCTATTTTAAGTTAATTGTTTTGTTTGGTGGGGGTTACCAACCACCACAGCTTTCCATCGATTTATAAGTATTTACGCTTGGACATTCTCCAATTTCTGTTTCTTGAGCGTAGGCAACAGTAGGATATTTGCTACCTATTTGTTTAAATTCAATTTTTTCACATTCTTGATACAATCTTTTATTTGCAAAATGCAAAGTGTTGTCCATAACAGAAAATTTTATTCCTATTCCGCTACATTTTTTAAATGCCCTTTCAAGTGATTTAATAGCGTTTTCTTCTTCTTTTGTATTTTCTAATTCCATCCCTCTCTAATTTAAGTTTTGATTATAAATTGGATTTCCCAATCTTATTATTTCTTTATCTTGATTGAATTTATCAATTAAGTTTTGCGGAATAGGTTGGTCTAATCTTATTAAATCCATATAGAAATTATTCATTTTAATTTCTTGTTCCGTTTTTGG